AAAAATGAAGGCTAAAAATTTGGCCGAACTAAAGAAAAGCCTACAATAATTAAGTATGGACGAGCTCGAGGAAGTTCTAAAAAGATACGGAACACGTCATGTAGCCGAAAAGCTCAATCTGTCGCCAGGCACGGTGAAACGGTGGGTCGAACTCGGCGGCGTGCCCGGACAGTACCTTTTCGACCTTCTCAAGATGCTCGAGCGGCCGATCGATTACAGCGCGTTTTCACACAAGGACAAGGATCAATTCTTCACGCCCGATGACATTGCACTGCACTGCTGGGAGGCGTTCCGACGGGTCGTGAAAGAGGACATAGCCGGGTACCAGTTCATAGAGCCCTCGGCCGGTGGCGGCAGTTTTCTGAAGGTTCTTCCGGCCGGGACGATCGCGCTCGACATCGAGCCTCGACACGTGGCCGTGACCGAACAGGATTTTCTGACGTGGCAGCCGGCAGAAGGCCCCAAGTACATCGTATTTGGGAACCCACCATTCGGTCTACGGGGTCACCTAGCCCTTGCGTTCATGAATCGTGCGGCCGAGTTTGCCGATTACGTCTGCTTTATTCTGCCTCAGCTTTTCGAGAGCGACGGGAAAGGATCGCCTCGGAAACGCGTCAAAGGGCTCAACCTGATTCACTCCGAGTCTCTGAGCGCCATGTTCTACACGCCGGACGACAAAAAGATCAAGATAAACGGCGTGTTTCAGATTTGGTCGCGGCACACGGCCGACGCTAAATTCGAACTTAGGCCGCAGTTGAACTCGCTCGTGCGCGTCTACTCGCTTTCGGATGGGGGGACGGGGTCTACGACGCGAAACAAGGGGATGCTCGAGGCGTGCGATGTGTACCTGCCGTCGACGTGCTTTGGGAGGGATGCTATGCGGGTCTATGACACATTCGAGGAGCTTCCGGGACGCAAGGGGTACGGACTCGTGTTCGGTAATGGCAAAGCCGAATTCATTACACGCGCCAAGTCTATCGACTGGGCCAATGTGAGTTTCTTGTCGACCAACTCCGCCTTGAACCTGAGGACCTCGATCATTCACGAACAATTTGCCGAGTGATGAACTCGCCGATCGTCTCGACGGAGGTCTCGGGAGCAACCTTGAGGGTCATGCCGTTCTCGACAGCCTTGAGAAGGTTCGACTCACCAAAGTCAAACTTGTAGACGTCACTCGTGCCCTTGCGGAGGTGTGGCTTCCGACCAAGGACCGGGTGCCTGAATTTCATATCAAATTTAGGGATGACGGTCACGTAGAACTCGTCGGGCTTGACGTCGACGAACACGTGGAAATCGCACCCGGCGTCGCGCAGGTTCTCGTGTTGAAACCCGCCCTGGACGCCCAACCGGGCCGTCTTGACCTCGATCTTTTTACCGAGGATGACTATGTCGTACGTACCATCCTTTGAGTTCTTGTCATCGTCCACGAAGACGTGGTCGATGCCAGTGACTCGGCACACCTCGGCCAGAAGGCGCTCACCGACCTTGCCCGAATAGTCCGGCTTGAGCTCGTCCATGGCGGCGAAGAGCGCGGCGCCCCACGTCGACTTGGCGCACTGAATCGCCATCTGGGACTCGCCGATAGACTTGAGGAGGGAAGCCGCCATTTACGGCTTAGAGGCCTGACACTTTTAACTGGTAGGAAAAATGAACGAGTGTCAGTGCCACGTCGAGACCGAAGAGTCTTTTGTGAAGGTACAGGGGTCTGACATCTACTTTCATTGTGACGTAGACGAGACAACAATTTTGGAGCTCAACATGAAACTCAAGAAACTGGAGACTGAATTGCTCCACAAATATCTAGATCTCGGTATCAAGTCGCGCCCCGAGATTCGCATCTGGATTCGCTCGGACGGTGGTGACCTCCACGCGGGCCTGAGCGGGATGGACTGTATTAGCTCCATCCGCCGTTGCAAGGTCCGCACGATCGCCGACGGCGTCTGTTCGTCCGCGGCGACGTTCCTGCTCCTGGGCGGCCGGTCCCGGCACATGACCGAGAACTCGTACGTGATGATTCACCAACTGAATATGGACGGGACCTGGGGAAAGTTCGAGGATTTCAAGGACCAGATGGAAAATCTCGAACAATTTATGCAGCGATTTAAGGATATTTATACGCGCGAAACTAAGATTCCCGAGCGGGACCTGAAGAAGCTACTGAAGCGGGACGTTTACATGGACGCGGCCAAGTGTCTTGATTGGCATGTGGTGGATTCTATTTGGTCTTGAGACCGAGGGCGGGCCCGAAGGGCCCTTCGTGATCCTTTGGGGCCGCAGTCCCTTCGGGACTGACTCTCACTCCTCCTTGGAGTCCTCGACGTCGTCCTCCTCGACGATGACGGGCGCCGCGACGGCCTCGACGTTGGAGGGGGCGGCCATGGGCTCCATGGAAGGCAGCTTGATCGCGCCGCTCTGGAACTTCTGGTTGAACTTCTTGTACAGGAAGTAGCCGATGACGAGGATCGCCACGACGGCCACGATATTGAAGAGGTTAAAGAAAGACTTGGCCTTGATGTCCTCGATGGTTGCGCGCTTAATATGATCGACTACGGGAGGGGAGCTCATTACTAAAAAAACAGGTTTTCTATGGCCCAGGGTGCCGCACCCTAACTGAATTTCCAATGGAAATCGAACAGGCCTGGCTTGCATTCGATTCCCTTAGGAAGGAGGCCGAGCTCGAACCCAAGCGGCTCGCCGATCCTGAGATATTTTGCGGCCTGTGCGGTGGTACCAAGTCGTACGGGGTCCATGACGACCTTCCGACCTGTACGGAGTGCGGAGCGTGCGACGTCGAGTACGTCTGTGAAGAGGCCGAGTGGCGCTCTGGGTGTGAGGACGGTGTAGATCAGTCACGCGTCGGCGCTCCTGTCAACACGGACCACTTCTCGGCGGCCTGGGGGCAGGGGACCATTATGAACGTGCAAAGGAGCGCCTCGTACGCCCAGAAACGCCTAGCCCGCATCAACTTCCACTCGATGATGAATCACCGAGACAGGGCGCTTTTTCACGCGTACGCCGACCTGGATCGCGTCGGCAAGCAGATTCTAAGTTTGCCCGATGCCGTAATGTATCAGGCAAAAATCAAGTACAAGGCTTTCAACGAGGCCGTCCTGACGCGCGGTGCCGTCCGGAACGGGATCAAGGCGAACTGCATCTTCCAGGCTTGCCGCGAGTTCAACGTGCCGCGGACGACGCGCGAGATTGCCGAGGCGTTCGGAATCCCAGCCCGGGACATATCCCGGACGTTTGAGATTTACCAGGAGCAGGTGCCCGAGTCGCAGGTCCACGTGACGAACCCGTCTGATCTCGTCGCGCGTTTCTTCAAGGACATCACGTGTGTGCCCGACGATCAAAGAGGCAAGGTGTGTATGCGGATACGCAAAATATGCAAGCAATTGGAGGAGTGCGTCGAGCTCATGGGACGGACTCCCAAGGCGGTCGTGTGCTCGGTCATGTACATCGCGCTCTCAGACGCGGGCTTTGCGCCGAATAAGGCTGAACTCTGCCGCGTGTGCGATGTTTCCGTCCCGACGCTAGGCAAGATCGAGACGATTATCAAGAATCAGTTAAGGAACTCGTGATATTGTTTTGTAATGTCGACCCCTGTCGTACTCTTCGTAAGCACCCCTTGTTATGGTGGCGTTTGTCTCCAGGCCTATGCCGAGTCCATGCTTCGTCTTCAGCGTACATGCGCCGCGAATGGCATCCAGATGATGCTCGACACGACCGAGAATGAGTCGCTCGTCCACCGGGCGCGCAACCTGGCCGTCGCGCGCTTCTATCAAAAGTGCCCTCAGGCGACTCACTTTCTGTTCATCGACGCCGACATTCACTTTGACCCCGAGTCTGTGATCCGCCTTCTCAAGTCCGGGCACGAGGTTTCGTGTGCAGCCTATCCGAAGAAGTGCGTCATGTGGGACGCGGTCGACGCATACCACAAGGCTGGTCAGACTGGCCGCGACCCGGCCCGCGTCGCCTCTTCGCTCGTCATGAACTTCAAGTTTTCGAACACGCCCGTCAAGGATGGGTTCGCCGAGGTGCTCGACGGCCCGACCGGCTTTTTGCTCATCAAGCGCGACGTATTCACCAAGATGAACGCACATTACCCCGAGCTCCTGTGCGTCAACGACCATCAGAACAAGGACCTGGACGAGTACGTGGCCCTTCTAGATTGTATGATCGATCCGGTCTCTCGCCGGTACCTGTCGGAGGACTATGCATTCTGTCGCCGCTGGCAGCAGATGGGTGGTCAGATCTTCGCGGACGTCATGACGGTCCTGGGCCACGTTGGCAATATCCGATTCCAGGGTTCTTTGGAAGAGCGGCTTAAGGCTTAGACACAATTTGTAATTAATGACCGTCCTTCATGTGGTCGCGATGACCCGTAATAAATCAATCAGCGCGACGACCCTACACACTATGATGAACATCCACATGCTGTGTATGATGCGCGGAACGCACCTCGAGATTCACTTCCTGGACAACAAGTCGACCCTGCCGAAGCTCATCAAGACGGGCGAGCGCATCTTCTTCATGGACTACGGCACGAACCTGAATAACGAGGTCCTATCTAAGGTCCTTGACCCGTTCGACAAGGGCGTCCAGATTCTCGTGTTCCCGTCGGTACGCGAGGGGATCGACTGGGCTCAGTTCGAGAAGAAGACCAAGGAGGGCTCCAAGGAGAGCCCGCACCAACGCGGTCTCAACTTCGACACGGAGGTTGGTAAGAAGCTCGGGGATGGCATGTACGAGTGCGCCAAGACGGAGGCGCGCGTGTGGGTCATGGACGCCAAGCCGGTCGACAAGAAGCTCCGGGGTGGCAAGGTGCCGATCAAGCTCCCGCTCGAAAGCGCCGGTGAGATGTTTGGGGCACTCGCGTCCATGGGGATTAAAATTGGTGTCGCGTCCGAGGCTATCGTCGTGTGCCACTACGTCCATGAATGTTTTGGAAATATCCTCGAGGCATCGGGTGTAAACTTGGCGCCTTAGAGACCAAGTGAGAGTCGCGAAGCGACTCGTTATTGAGACCTCCGGTCCTTGGGACTTAGAGGTTTGAGTCTTTGAATTTGTATCTAAAAATGGATCCTAGGGAATTTATCGCAAAAGTCTGGCACTCGGCCGACCCTGCGAGATTTCCAGGACCTCAACCAGTCTCTATCGAGCGGAGGCATTTCCCTTTGTTGAAAAAGCAGCCATACGTCGTCTGTGAAAAGACTGACGGCACGCGGCACTTTCTCATCAGTTGCGAGTCGGGCGTGTTCCTTGTGAATCGGGCATTTCACACCGAGCCCGTCAAGATTCGCATTCCAAAGGACACTCTACTCGATGGCGAGCTTGTGAAATTGAAAAATGGTCGGGTCCAGTTCGTGGTCCATGACGCCGTGATCGTCCGGGGGGAAGACTTGAGTAATTTTGATCTGAAATTAAGACTTGACAAAGCCCGGTCGGTCGTCAAGGCCATCATCAAGACCGCGACAGCCCCCTTTGAGGTCCGAGTCAAGGTCATGTGGGACCTGAAGGACATGACGACCTTCCCTGATCTAGATTCATTCGATTACGAGACGGACGGTCTGGTCTTCACACCCGTGAATGAACCCATCCGGATGGGGACCCACGAGACCATGTTCAAGTGGAAGCCGCGCGAGCGGATCACGATCGACTTTGAGTTGCGTAAAGGGTTCGAACTTTTCGTACAGGATCGGGGCGTCCCGTACAAAGAGGCCGAGTTGAACCGCAACCCCTCGCACCTGCCAGAGGGCACGATCGTCGAGTGTGGCTATGGAGACAATGGATGGATGATCGAGAAGGTCCGGACGGACAAGACGCACGCGAACAACCGCCGCACGTACTTTAGGACCATCGTGAATATTCGAGAGAATATTCAGCTTAGTGAATTTATGGGCCTGTAAAAGGCCATGTAGAACTCGCCCCGTAGATTCTCAATGTTTGGTAATTCACGCACCGATTCATCATCTTTGATGTACCATTTGTCATACCGTCTCACAAGCAGCGCGTAGTGTCCCCCGTTCTGAACCCCCGTGTGAATCACACAGGCGAACAGTTTGCGTCCCTCGAACTCGAAAGGAATTTCAATAGGAAATTTATAGTCGTACATCGAGAATGAGAAACATATGATCTTGGGCCAGCGCGTCACGACCCGTCGGACGACTGCGGACGCGTGCGTCTTGCCAGAGTCGTCAGTGTAATTTTCTATAGAAATTGGTTCTGACCGCTCGTCGACCAGGTCCTTGAGCCGACAGGGTTCCTTCACGTCCAGAATCAAGGACGTGAAGGGGCTCCGGATGATCGATAGCCCACCGGTCCATTCGGTCGCTTGACCATCTTCGCCGTTGAAAATGTCCGTCACAAATTCCTTGCCGAGCGAAGTCTCGAACGTGTCGATGAGGAGCAGGACGACCTCCTGGGCGTCGTGCTGGTTCATGTTCGCAAAGTCGGGGTACCGGACGCGAAAAGCCCCGAGCAAATCGCTCGGGCTCACGGGATCCGTTCGGTCTTTTAAAAACAATTGCTTGACGACCTTTTGG